GTCTAAAAGTGATGAACCACGACCAACAGAAAATGAATTAGATGGTGGGTTAAAATATGCACCAGTTAAAATTGTGCTACTAATATAACCCTTAAAAGCACCAGTATCGTCTTGAAATGATACAATATAATCAAACCATTTAATATTTGCGTTAGAACTAAGTCCAACATCTATTTTGTCGTTAAAACTTGCCGAACTAAGTGTACAAACAATAGTCTTTTCATACAACGTCGAACCATCAACCCAAGTACCAATAACCTGTTCATCAGTTGAATAATTATGTCCACCACTAAACTTATCTGGATAACTACCCAAGAACCCGTTCATAGTAACATATTCACCAGCTTCACCATCAACATTCCTTTCAAGCTTGTGGTTAAAATTACTACCAACACTTACCCAAGTATTATCAATCACATAATCAATACCTCTAGTAGTACCGTCTAACATACCATTATCAGTACAACCAATCAATGTTGTATTCAAAGCACCAGCAATCTGTATCATACCATTATCACTATCAGCTCTGTTATACCCATAACCAAACAGATTAACAATAGTGTCAAGTGAACCACCAGTAACCCTAACACAACCAAGGTTAACCATCTCACAACCACAACCAATCATAGCAACACCTTTACAACCGTCTAACACATAACCATATCTTGTAGTCTGAACACCACCATTATCAGCATAACAACCAACTAAATTACTATAAGTAACACCATACATATAATAACCAATATCAGCTGAATTAAATGCCCAGCAACACTTGAAGTTCAAGCTAGTACCACCACTAACATAGAAGCCAATATGCCAACCATAGCAAATAACATTTTCAATTACACTAACAATAGCACTCTCAATCTCAACACCGTGACTAGCATCTGTACCGTGTCCAACGATATACAAACCACTTAACTTGATAAATCTATCAACATCAGTAGTACCAACGTTCTTCTTAACTCTAACACCATACAAACCGTTACTATCAACACTCAAACCACTTAAACTAACACCCAAGCTCTGAATATCAATTCCACCACAAGTAACACATATCTGGTTATATTCAATCTCACTAGCACCTTGTTCCTGTACATCAAAACCTGTATACCCACCAATAATATTAATAGGTTTATCAACCACAATAACACCATCATAAGTGTATTCACCGTTTGGAATATACAATGTACCGTGTGGGTCAACCTCGCCATATGCCAAGTCAAAAGCCTGTGTAAAGGTTCTATCACCAGTTAAATAATTAGCAACATTAACCCAGTCACTAGAAGCGTTAACATTTAAATCAGCTAGTGTTTCAGTAGTAGCAAGAAATACTTCTTCACCATTCTTATCATAAGCTTTAATAGTATCAGCATAACTACCCTCATCAGCAAGAGTAACACCAAACTTAAAGTTATTACCCATTAAATCAAATTTACCCTCACTTGATAAATACTTATAAGCTGTATTATTAATCTTAACCTTTGGTGTACTAGAAGCAAAAACAATAATTCTAATATCATTCTCACCATCAGTTGTATCATCAATAAAACTACCATCACTTCTTTCAGTATTACCATTTACGTTTACAATACAATTCTGACTATCACCATTAATTTCAACAGCTGTCTTGAACTGATAAACACTAGCTCTAACTCTATCACCAGCACCGAATACATATACACCCTTACTCTCAATATCCTTGTTACCATAAATAGTAACATCAACATCGTTGTTATCATCAATAACATTAACTAAATAAGCTGTACTATTCTTATCATTCACAACACCAGAAAATCTACAATTACCAAGAACCTCATTACCAGTAGTGGTTGTATAATCACCAATGTTTTCAATCTTAACATCACTAATTAAACAATCTTTTGCACTAACACCTTTCTTTGTGTAGTTTCTAACAGTAGCACCAACAACCTCACCACCAACAGCTTTAATACCGTTAGCAACTCTGTTAACATCAACATTTAAAACACTACCATCATTAACCACTAACGCTGTTGCATCTGAAATAATATCAACATTACCATCAATACCAATATCAGTAATACAACCACTTGTCGTGATAAATTCACTAACCTGTACACCAAGCTTTAATGTTGTACATTCTCTACCAGCACCAATAAGTGTAACGTTGCTAGGAATATTGAACCCATTAACAATATAAAGCCCTCTAGGAACAAACACACAACCACCGTGAGAAAGTCCGTGAGCATAATTAATACAATCAACAAAGCTCTGTGTATCATTTGTAACACCATCACCCTTTGCTCTAGTTAAATTAGCTGGTGGATATTTCACATTGATAACATAATCTAATGAACCAATAATATCACCCATCTTATCACCTGTTATATAAGCTTCAATCATTTCTTCGATGGTATCTGGTAATGTATTAACATTTTCAATTACCTCATTCAAAGCTTTATATAACTTGCAAATCTGCTCATAATAACTTAACTCGTTGTCATACTCTGTTGGTAATACTAATCTACCACCATAACAACCACCAAGTGTACTAATTCTTTTAAAAGTCATAACACATTTCCTCTCTTTCTACCATATCATCATAAATAAATCTTCAAGTGCATTAATTACGTCCATATCTATATTAACAAAAGTTTTTCTAAATGTCAACAATAGGTTACTATAATCTGCACTTCCTTGTTTACCAACAATGTGGTCAACATAACTGTCTGTACTAGCAAACACATTTGTTTCAGCGTTTGTAACACTAGATGAACCAACATCGTGTGAGCTTGTTGAAACACCGTCTGTTACCTTTCTAGCGTTAGTTAAATACGTTTCACTCTCAACACCAGTTAAAGCACCTTGAGGTGTATCACTATATAAATCTCTTTTAATGCTATCACTTGAACCTGTGCTACTAACATCACTTGTCGTATTACCGTTTAAATTCTTTGTGCTATTGCTGTCGTCTTTACCTTGATGTGTTTTTGTAATGTCAACATCATACATAGGGTTAAACTCTAATAAGGTTGACTTATACATCTGGTTGTAATAAGGCATAATCTCGTTTAACTTTGTGTCAAGTTTTAACTTCCACAAGCCATAAGTTTCAAGTCCAATTTCCCTTGTATAAAAATGCTTAACAATTTTCTTACATAAAGGAATTCGATAACTCTCATCAAAGATAGGGAAGTCAAAGTCAAATATTTTTGGAACAGCCTTATCAATAACATCTATGACTTTTAACTCATTCTGACTTTCATCATAACTAGCTAAACTTTCACAGATAAAACGTAACTCTGTTGTGTACTTACTCATCAACTTCAACCTCACTTTCTTTTTCATCTTCTAGGTTAAGCAATTCCAAATTAAAGTCATCTCTGAACTCAACTGAAATATTTGTACCAAACATTTTGTTAATCTTTTCAACAGCTTGTTGTCTTTCATTCAATCTGCTGTAACGGTTAGCAACTGTACCACCTAGATTTTTACTAATCTCATCACTAATTAATCGTTCTTTCTTGTTAACATTAATATTGCTAATACCAAGGTATGTCAAAGCTTCATTCCATATATTATTTTTAATAATATACAATTTATCAGCTAAATATGGTGCATCTGTTTTCCACACTTTAAAAGCATTATTGCTTAACCCCTTGTTACCAAATATAACAGGTTTATTTCCTGTGTACTGGTTGTAAACATTTTCCATTGTCAATCTGTTATTTTCATCACACTCAATAAGTACTGGCGTCTTTTGAGCATTGATATTAACATCAATAACACGCTGAACTTCGTATAACCTGTATGCAAACATTCTGATTTTTTCTATGCTATTTCTATGTAACATATCGTTCCATATAATAACACTATTATTTTCATCAAGGCTATTCTGATAACCGTTGTTAGCATAAGCTCTACGTTCAGTTGGAATATTGTAAACATTCAATCTACCACCTATCATACAATTAAGAGCTAAATCACCTAGAGCTTCATCTCTAAAGTAAACAGCCATACCTCGTTCAAACAACGCTGTTTCAAGATAACGTATATCAACTGTATCTGGAACATTCTTCCATTCAAACATACTCATAGCTAAATTCTGTAACTCTTCAAAATATTGTATGAATAATCTATCATTCTCAACTAACGAGATAACATCTTGTGACTTTTTTCTAGCCATATTTTTTCACCACCTTTTTACACCGAATTATCTAAACTATAATTACCAATCTCATCACCATTCTTCCAATAAGTAATACCCTTATTATGAATAGTACACCACTTATTAATATCATCAACAGGTGCTAGACCAATAACGTTGCAACCAACTGTTTTTAAGTAGTTCCAATGTGGACGACTTGTTCTGTTTGGTAATTTAACTTTATGTGAAGCATACCCAAACATCGTAAAGTAATCATCTATGGTTTTAGCATATTCATACTTTAATGTCATACCATAAAATGTATAACGTATTCTATCTAAACCAATACTTAATGAGTTTGTGTGTGGCTGACCGTGTAAACTATCTGGTATAGCTTTAATATCACTAATTTTAGCTACAAGATTTCCAACTTGTGTAAACGTGTCTGAAACACCCTCACCAACACCAGTAAAACCACCACCACCAGAAAAATTACCTTGTGTTAAACCACCACCAGAAGCAACAATACCACTCTTTGTAATTCCACTTATAACACCACTAACGAGTGACATAGCAATCTGGTTTTTATTTTGGTTTAACCATTGTTCATAGGCATCACTTGTCCAAGCACATTGTGGCATATCTGTTAATGATATACCATTATCAATATCCAAATCAACACCTCTATAATTAAGAGGTGAACACAAGATTGCAACATCTGGAACAAATACACCCTCAATTTTAAATTGATAACTTTGTTCAGAAAATTCTTCATATCTGAAAGTACCTGTATTACGGTCTGTATTAGTAACAACAAGTTGACAATAAGGATATGTGAATAGCTTATTGTTCTTTGGGATATATCCATCTAAAGATGATGGTCTGTTAACTGTTACTGATGAACCGTCTGGTTGTAAATTGAAAACCTTTGGTGTCTTTGTTGCACCGTCACCCAACCATAGTGGATATTCAAAGACAGAATAAATAGCATCTATTCTTCCACCATACTCTTGAAATATAGAATTAACACTAGCAATACCCTCTGGGTCGTTGATTAATGGTAAAGCTTGAATACAAGTTGGTGTGTAAACACCGTTAACCATTTTACCAGTTGGTGTACTAGCATCTGGGTTATCACTTGCTAAAATACAAATACCTACACCATCTTCCATCATATTAGCAACTTGTAAATTACTAACAACATAATCACCTGTTTCAAGGTTCTCAACCATTAAGTTGTCACCAACTTCATCTGTTTCACTATGTTCTCTTTCAACAAAACATTCTTTAAGCTCAATATCAAACAGCCAAGTTTGAATAACATCAATCTCGTATGTTATCTCACAACACTCATTATTGATATACTCTATGTTAAGTATGAAAGCGTAAAACCATTTACCACCAAATGAAGTATTTTGAAACATCATATAATTACAATCATAAATACTTAAAGCTGAAAGACCAACCCTCATCTTACCTTTTGTAACACGCTGGTAACTTTGATTTGTGAGATTATGTCTGCTCTTTGTACTAAACCAGCTGGTCTGTTCACTAGCGTTGTTAAAGTAGATTGTATTGGTGTATGTGTTATCAAGAGCTATGTTTGATAAAAGTTTTATATTTGTGTTTGGTTCAATATACATCTCGTTATCCTTTCCAATGTTTCACGTGAAACATTTATTTTTAATACCCTCCACCCATTGTAGAGTAGAGGGATAAAATAATTAAACAGCTTGATTTGTAAAATCAATAGAAACACTTTCACTCTTTGTTTCATCGAATGTTGATGTTGCCTTGATTTCAATACCGTCTGTTTCACTCTCATCTGGATACCAATTATAGAACTTTTCACCGTCAACAACCCAAACCTTACCATCTAATTCAACACGTACACCTGTTGTATTCTCATCTGTTACTTGTTCAAATACAACTGACTTTGGTGCAAAGTTAGAAGTAACAACAGTTGGGATAGCGTAAGCTATAACAGTTCCTGTTGGATATACACCTCTTACCTGTGATTTTGGAAGATTAACTTCTGATAAAACTGAAACAGAAATAGATGTAACAGCTGGTGTACCAGCAATAAATACAGAGTTGTTTGCAAAAGGTGATACAGAGAATGTTTTCCATACGTGATAGAAATAGTTCCAATAAAGACCCTGTGAGTTATATGTTTCTGTAAACTTCTGAATGTTATCAAAAATCATAAACCACTCTCTATCAACAATAACAGCTGGAATACTGTCAAGTGCCTGTAATGTAGCTGTATCAAAAGCTGAATATGTTGGGTCGTCCTTAAACAACTCATTTAATCTAGCAAGGTCGAGCTTACCAAAACCATCGATAAGAACTCTATGACCCATAAACTCTGCCTTATCCATATTGAAAGCTGAAGCTAAAACTTCAACGTCCATTGTGGCATCGAACTTTGCGTTAACAATAATGAACTGGTCGTCTTTCTTTGTGTAGTTCATTACACCAGCAAGGTTATAATCAGCTGACATAAATTCCATAGCGTTTGATACACCCTTGATTGTTGCAACAATGCTCTTCATATTAGCTGATGTTACAGGGTCTACTTCAACTGGGTTCATAAGACCATCAACAATGTGCTTTGCTAATAAATACTTCATTGTCTGGAACTCGTCATAGTTTGCACCTGTGTACATACCGTCAACAATTCTAGCAATAAGGTCTGTAACACCGTTCCAAGATAGAAATGCTGTTCTTAACTGGTCGTCCTGTATTGTCTGCTTGTAGAACTTCTGATAATTCATAACGTGAAAAGCTGAACGAACATCTGGTTTAACTCTCTTAAACAATTCTGTTTCAGAAGCGTCAACATCGAACTGATATGGTTTAGCAAGGTTAACAAAAATCTCTTCGATTGTTTCACCCATTTCCATAACACCCTTTTTAAACATAGACCAAGGGTTCTCGTATGTCTTTGATGTAACCATAACTCTAGCAATACGGTTAACGAGTGCTGATAAGAACTCATTCTGTAACTGTGGACTATCCATAATCACAACACCGATTGACTTAATGCTCTCTGCATCTGGTGTAGCAACAGGAACTTTGTCCTTATAATACTGTGTAGCTGTGTTTCTGATAGCGTTGATAACATCAACACTTGAATTTGTTAATACTAACTTGTCTGGAATAATAGCCATATTAACTTACCTCTCTTTCATTTTAAATAAATCTTTAATAGTAATTGTTTCTGAATTATCTTGTGGTTCATCTTTTGGTTTCTCTGGTTCTTGAGCTGGTGTATTAAAAAATCTATCTCTATATTTTTTCTTCCAACTAGCATCAAGTTCATTATATTTCTGTTCCCATTCACCACCAGAATTTTCAGCTTTTGCTGACATATCGTTGAGTGTGTCTGTCATATCCTCTATGAACATTAACATCTCGTCTGATGTATCATTTTGTGTTCTTTCGTTTAGTCTTTGTAGTAATGTTTCTTTGTCTAGTATTGCCATTTTTACTCACCACCCTTTGTTGTAACATAAGCTTGATAACCAGCTGACTTCAAAGCTTTGAGAAGTTTTTCAGCGTTATCTTTTACTTTAAAAGCACCGACTTGAACTGTGTATAATGTTTCACGTGAAACATTTTCTGATGTACTCACATCATCAGTTGTGGTTTCACCAAGTAAACCATCGCATATAGCTTGTGCAATATCGTCCTCGTGTTCTATTATCCATTTTGCAAGTGCTGGTGTGTCGTGGAACTCACACTCACAATAAATACAAACAGCTTTGGTCTGATATATTTCTGGTATATCATCTCTAATTCTAATACCATCATCGTTAGTTGGTGTAAGGTCTGCTAGAGCTTTGTAAACTCTTTTAACCCTTTCATCGTTAACGCTCTTTGAGTGACATAATACCAAAGAACCATCACCACCACCAGCGTTTGTGTGAACGCAAATATGTACATCTGCACCCCACTTGTTACTATCACTAGCATTTTGTGACGGTGTGTTAGTGCCTAGCATAACCTCAACACCACGAGTTATCAGCTTATCAGTTAACTTACGAGCTATATCTCTACATACATTCATCTCTGTTGTGTTACCATATGCGTAAGCATTATTGTTTTGATGTGACGGACTTACATAAACTTTCATTCTTCTCTCACCTCTCTTCATTTAATTATCCATCTTGTCACACAGCTTTTGCAACGCAAGAGTGTTGTTATTAAGTGCTGTTGTTACTTCACTAATTTCACTCTTGTGTTGTTCATTAATAGCTTTGACTTCCTCTCTGTGTTTATCTGTTGTGTATTTCACATACCAAGCCATAATTAAACACATTACGATAGGAAAACCAAACGTGGCAATCGCCTGTACTACAACATCAATAGTAGCTGTTTCCATAAACTCACCACCTTTTAATTTAGTACAATTTATTATAGCATTTTTATTGCCAAGTTGTGAAGTAATTTGATAAAATATGTTATAGAATATTAAATGTTTCACGTGAAACATTTTAGAAAGGAAATAGAGATTATGGGTTTTTATGATGGAACTAAACTTTTATCTATGATGGATATTAATGGGAAAAAACCAGAGTTGTATTTATGCACAACAAATAGAACAGGTGGAAAAACTACATACTTTAATCGATTGTGCGTTAATAGATTTCTGGATAAGGGTGAGAAGTTTTGTTTAATTTATAGATATAATTATGAGTTGGACGATGTTTCAGATAAATTTTTTAAAGATATTAATAGACTATTTTTTCCACAGATGGAAATGGTATCTCAAAGAAGAGCAAAAGGTATTTACCACGAGCTGTTGTTAAACGATGTGTGCTGTGGTTATGCTATCAGCTTGAATAGTGCTGACCAGATAAAGAAATATAGCCATTTGTTTAGTGACGTACAACGTATGGTTTTTGATGAGTTTCAATCTGAAACGAACCACTATTGTAATGATGAAGTAAAGAAGTTTATCTCAATACACACATCTATTGCTAGAGGTAATGGTGAACAAATTAGATATGTACCAGTATATATGTTGAGCAACCCTGTGTCGATAATCAACCCTTATTATGTTGAGATGGGTATTAGTTCAAGATTAAGAAACGACACTAAATTTTTGCGTGGTGATGGATATGTTCTGGAACAGGGTTTTGTTGAGAGTGCTTCACTTTGTCAAAAAGAAAGTGGCTTCAATAGAGCTTTCGCTAATAATTCTTATGTAGCTTATAGCTCTGAATGTGTTTACTTAAATGATACACAGAGCTTTATTGACCGTCCATCTGGAACAGCACGTTACCTTGCAACTATTAAATATAATGGTAATGATTATGCAATTAAAGAATATTATGAAGATGGTATAATCTATTGCGATGATAGAGCTGATAAAACTTTTAACTTTAAGATAGTTGTAACAACAGCCGACCACGATGTTAATTATATTATGTTAAAGCGTAACGATGTTTTTATTTCAAATTTGAGGTATTACTTTGAACACGGTTGTTTTAGGTTTAAAGATTTGAAGTGTAAAGAAGCGTTGCTTAAAACCATTTCTTATTAATGTTTCACGTGAAACATTTATAATGGTATCTGCACTTGTTTATTATTACTGTTTCAACAGGATAGCATACTTGAAAGATAGTACCTGTATGAAATATCAATTAGTGCTGGTTGCTTTAATGATACAAGTGTTAAAGATATAAAGAAAGAGAGTAGTAACAATCAATGATTGCCTACTCTCTTTTGTTATAGAATTGTTATATTTAATTGCTCTAAAAGTGCATCTCTTTCTATTTGTACTTTTTGTAACTCTTGTTCGTATTCATCAATTTGCTGTGTCATAAATTTTATATTATCTCTTTGTGATTTTATTTCATTTATTAGTTCTTTGTATTTTGATAACCTTATGAACAACTATAATCACCTCATTTCATAACTTGTATTAACTAATATTACACCACCTTTAATACGTTTCGGCATCAATTTTGATGGAACTTTAAGACCGTATTTAAAATCTTCCAACTCTCGTTTCTTTGATATGAACTCTAGTTCTTCACCATTGAACTTTGACGTGTCCTCTGGTATGTCACCTGTGATTGATATGTTTAATAAGTCCTTACATCTCTGGGGCATACCAGCACATTTAATGTTGTAGAAAGGTTTCTCAATAGCTTCAAGATTTTCGTGGGTTACGTGTTCTATATAGGTTTTCTGTCTTGCGAATATACCAACGTCCCAACAGCTCTCTAACTTCCAACAACAAAATGCTGTGTCGTGTGTCTTAACCTCTTTTAATTCTTCTGGTAATAAGTCACAATGTATGCTGTCTGTATCAGCGTATATAAAACCTCTTTCATTTACACCGTGATAATTAGCCTGTGCTGATGTAATAGTAAAATGTCTGGCATATGATGTAATTGCTGACCCAACAGCTATGTACTCTGTCTTTTTATCCTGTGCTGAAACAGGCATAAAACCTAAAGCTTCATCGTCTTTAACATAAATTGTTTTAAATGAACTATCACGTGATGTTGCCATTTTACCATATAAATTATTGAGAAACAGCTTTGCTAACTCACGTTTAGCACCAGTTGATGTTACCTTAATTTTCTTATACTTCTCGATGTAGTCGTCAAATATTCCTATCTGGGTATAAAACCAACAACCATCTAGTATTTCAAAATCAACCAATTCATAATGTTCAAGTAGCATATAATAGTCAACACAGGTTAGTGTTAATATTGCTCTGGTGTCGTGGACGTTTCCATCAAGGTCTATGTAGTGGGTGTAATATTGACCGTCTTTGTAATTAAATACGTCTGAACTTTCAAGATATTCTGTACCACGATATAAGTTCGACCCTTTAATTTGTATGAATGGTAACATATTTTCTTTTATATAAAATCTAGTTTTTATACGAATAAAGAAATAACGGTTATCCATTAACGCTTTATCTGGAATATAATTACCAGACCAAAAATAAGGTTTACAGACAGGATATTTATTACCACTTTCACTACTCATCATAGAGGGATATAAACTGTTAACATCTGCTGTTGTACCTTTGTAATAACGCTTGTTTTCTTTTCCTTTAACAACATAACACCAACCACCTTTGTAGCTGTGTCTGATGTATTCATCAACATCTGATGAACCATAGATGTTTTTATCAAGTTCCATAGCTGAAAGGTCTGGAAACAATTCTTGATAATCTTGTTTTCCATAAATTGATTTGAACTCTTTAAGACAGCACGAACCTATGGTTAAGCTGTTGTGACCCTCGCTGAACATCATTTCAAGTGCTTCTTTAACAACCAGAACATCGTTAGCTATGTACTCACGCTCTTCTGGTGTAATTACACAACCAGCGTATCTAAAACCCTCGTATTCCATTTCAAGCTTTTGATGTTTTGTTTTAAAAGCTTTACCTATACGCTTAACGCTAAAGGGTAATAGCTTTAAACTATCTCGTATTTCTATCATACAGTTATGCACTTTCATTTTGATTGAATACCATTGTCCTTTATCTGATATGGTGTACTTGTAACTATTGTTTGGCATTTCTTTGTCTGATAGGAACTCTTTAGTTGTGGTGTCAAATGCTTGTTTAAGTGTTGTTTCTGTGGCTATGAATGATAACCAAAACGAGCCATCAAATTTTAAATTGTGATAGTATATTATTATATTCTCTTTAAGTGATATTAAATAGTCGTATGTTTCTGGTAATGAATGATATATAGCAACGTCCTCTGTGTACATCTCAACTAACGCACTCGCCCATACTTCTGTTATTTCTTGATTTTCATATACTGTTGTTTCAAAGTCACCTACAAAAGTCCTATACTTTTTGAGCTTCAATCAAATCATTCCTCTATATTATATCCTGTTTCCTCATACTCAAACAATTCCATCATATCAGCTTTCCATTGGTCTGACGCATCTGGTATAGCATCAAGTAAAGCTGTGGCAAAATCATTCATATTTTGCTGATAACCATAGGTAGTTCTTTCCATATAATCAGCTATGTTAACTTCATTTAAAGCATATGCTAAATCATCTGATGTTTGCTGTGTTGCTATCTGGTCTATTAAATATAGAAACTTATCCCTTATTGCTGGTGGAAATGAATTAACGTATGATTTGAAGTTGATTATGATATTGTCTGCCATACGTGGTAACTTCTCAACGGTTGGTTGTGTTGTTTCAACAGATGGTGCTAGTCCTATCTTTTCAAGTGTCTTTTTTCTTTTACGTTCTATCTTTGTTACAGCTCTTTTGCGTTTTATTTCTTCTGATTTTGCTTTTGTACCAGAAATAATGTCACCAGATGGTGTAAATATTTTAGCTTTTGCTAATAACTGTGATGCTCTTGTTCTTTGTATTTCTTGAAGTGCTTTTGCTGTTACTCTCTTTGGTAATGTGTATTCAAGTTTTTCACCGTACTCTGTAACAAATATGTAACCCTCTTTTTCTTTTCGTTTCATATAGTTATGAATACGTTTCAGCTCTTTCTCGTATGCTTTTCGATTAGAAGTAGCCATCTTATCACCTCTTCTTGAAAAATAAAAGGGAATACTTTTATTGTATTCCCTTATGATAATTTACGAATATTTTTAGTGTTAATACTTACGTGATTTTTAATGTTTCACGTGAAACATTTTTTATTAAACTAATGAACAAGTGATAAACGACTTGCCGTTATAGTTCTTTGATGGACGAGCGTAGATTTTAACTGTAAAACTTTCGTCCTCTGGTAAATCTTTCATTTCCTCTGCTATTGAGATGAATGTGTTGATAAGTGTGTTTGAACCTGTTACATACTTCTGACCGTTCTTGTCAACGATAATGAAGTTTAAGTAGTCTGGGTCATCTGCTTTCTCGTTGTGAACGTTAAGAACAGCATAGTAATCTACATCAACAATTACACTTTCATCATTTCTTGTAGCTTCATCAAGGCGAATTGCATCACCTGTGTCTTTAAGCATTACTCTCTGCTTTGCTGTTAATTCTTTTGATACCTCTGAAATTGTTACTGAGTAGTTTGCTGGTGTGTTGTTTTTCTTTGCCATAATTTTTTACCTCTCTTTAATTAAAATATTTTGTTTACTGTCTAGCTGGTAACTCGTCAGCTAATTCAAGGAACTTTGCTTCTGTCATACCGTAAAGCTTTGAATTGATATTCTTTGCCTTGATTGAAAGTACCTTGATTGTTTCTGTTTCGATGAGCTTTGCAATAGCTTTAACTAGCTTCTTGTCATCTGTGTACGCAACTGGTAATGTTACCTCACGCTCTTCGATAGTTGATGTTTCTGTGTTTGCAACCATAACTGTTGCTGTTGTTGTTTCGATGGTTCTTGATACCATTCTTACTCTTGCCATTTCTTTAACCTCTTTTCTTTTTATTTTTACCCTTGTGGGTAGAACGGTGAAAGGGAATTGAACCCTTTATGTTTCATGTGAAACATTGTTAACCTTAACCACCGTTATTTGTGTAGCTTGATTATGAATAAGATGTAATTTTGTTGTACTTGTTGGGTACATTGTTATATTAGCAAATTGTTTTAATTTAGGGAATAGTTTTTTATTAAAATTTTTTATTAAGTTTTTGTTAATAAAATGTTACAAAAGTGTTACATTTTCATATTCTTTTACCCATTGGTCTGCCATAGCTTCAGCTATACCCTCAAAAGTTTTTGAACGAGCTTTTGCTCTGTCCTTTGATTTGAAGCCTGTTATCATATGTTTTGAAAATGTTACAGTTCGACCATCTGAACATTCATATTGAACTAACTCGGGTTCAACAATATTTGTTGGTTGTAGTTTTGGTAAATTTTTTAACCATAAACAAGTAGTTTTTTTCGAAGTATGTCCGTATTCATATGGCTGTATTCTTTGAGTGGGTTTTATTGGTAGGTGATATTTTTCAGCTAAATCTGGAAAATGTTCTTTTACATAATAACCACTAATTATATTAACAGGGTTTTCGATTGCTATATAATCACAATCAGCTATTAAAAATTGACAGAAAAACTCGATTGAATTATATTGTGAACCATCTTTGCGTTTTCGTTCAAAGTGTCTTGCACCACTCACAGCTAAATCTGTACAAGGTGGAAATGCTATAATCATATCCCATTTATCGTCTATATGGTGTGTCACACCGTCACAAGTGGAAAAATAACATTTACCGTTTAAAATTGGTAGTACGTTTTATTTTATGTGCCATTCAGGGTGACCACCACTACAGTCAATAATATCACAAGAATAAGCTTCAAAACCTCTCTTTCTTAATGCTTTGCATACTGTCTGACTTTCTTCACAAGCTACTAAAATCTTTCTCATTGTTATACCTCTCTTTTAAAATGTGTAATTGCATACAGCGTGATTTTTCGTTATTTCAACTAGATGTTCACTATGCTCTAATATAAATTTTTTGGTTTCTTTGTGCCAAGCGTGTATTCTAGTGTTGTTTACCATTACAGCTGTGTAAAAGTGTCCACAGCGTGTTCGTTTTATAAAAATTAAGTTTCCATTTCTGTGTGCTGTGTAGTATTTGATTGTTACTGGCTGTGTCATATTGCAATACCTCTTTTCTGTGTGTAAAATATTATATATTCTATGATGTTAGATTGTGTCCTATGTTCTTGTATTGAAGCTTTATGTGTTTTTCTTAATTTGAATAAAAGGGTGTTAGCTTTGTAAAAGTTATGAACTGTAATATATTTCATAGCTGTTTTGTTAAACGTATAGTTGTTTAAAGAAGTTTGTAACTTAAATTTTAATAACGCTTTGCTCGTGCTACTCATTTTTATCACCTCTCATTTCTGGGTGTTGGGTGTAATAGATTGTGCATACGTGGTCGAACTCTTTGTCTGATAAGTTCCATTCAATGAAGTAATTACCGTTAGCTTTTTTGCAACAGCTGTGCATATTACGTGGTGCTACACGGTAACATATTTCTTCAAGTTCTCTAAATTCTGGATATGTGATATTGTCACCTATGGTGTGCATTATACGTCTGTCCTCTTTATATTTTCCATCTGATTTTGTTTTTCTCATTATGATTTTTCCTTTCTTTGATGTTTCACGTGAAACATTTATTTTACTTTGATTGTTAAAGCTTTGTAGTCTGTTGGTTTTATTTCCACAACTTTCTTTCTATAAAGCTTTGCTGGGTGGTATTCTTTAATGAATAGTAGATTGTCAAGAGTTAACACCTCACCATCTGAAAATAAAATTGTTGTTCGTGTGTCTGTTGGAATTGCTGTGAATAGTTGTTTGATTGTCATAATATTATACCTCTTGTTTTATAATCTCACTTGTTAAGGTGGAAACCATCAGGACGACTTGCACGTCCTCGAAAGCTTGTCTTTGATGGTGATGTTTCACGTGAAACATTAACAAAACATACTCTCAAATCTTTCTTTTAATTTCGTATCATTATTACAAAAAGCCAGGAATTCATCAAAACATATTTTATAATTAATGTCAATCTTTAAAACCTCACCGTTTCCTTCCAAATATTCCCTAACTTTTTTATCGCTATTTTTTGATATGGTGTAATTGTCGTCACCTTGTAAAATAAACTTGCTAACATAAGCTTCAACACCGTCATAAAATACCACATTACATAAATATAAATTATTCATAATCTTTTTACCTCTCTTACCTTAATTATATATTGGATATACCATATCCATATTGAAACCGCTTTCAAAGTAACAATGGTCTGATATACCATTAACATCTACTATGATATAGTCATCATATATTTCTGTGATGATGCCTTGATAAAGTTTACCATCGAAACAGCATTTTACTTTTTGATTAAGTTTGAATAAATGGTTAAATTTACTCATTGTTAACACCTCTCTTTCTTATATTATAATTATATCAGATGTACTATCATATGTCAACAGTTTTTTCAATTATTTTTATTTCTGTTGTACTGATGTATGTACATCTCTTTCTTATATTATAATTATATCAGATGTACTATCATATGTCAACAGTTTTTTTTAATT